TACAAAAAAGCCCGCATAGCGGGCTTTCAGGACTTCGTATCAGGCTCTGGTGACCATCTACAAAGAATTTTGGTGGAGCTGGCGGGAGTTGAACCCGCGTACAAATTCATACAACTGCTTGATTTAAAGGTGTAAATACTTCTATTAAACACTTGCGGCTACTTTACGGCTCTTTTCACTCGGAATACAGTGTATTATCAATCCGATGATATGCGTAAAGTTTAAACTGAGCATGTTTTTCGTTAAAACCTCTTCCAGGAAGTTATATGTCCCAAAAACCAGAGCAAATTCGTGTACCTAAGAGAATTTGTATTTACGATGAACGTAGTCGCCCTCAAACGCTTAACTTCCTGAATGATATAGATAATTTAGTGCTAATTAAGCGCAAGCCAATTTCACTCGATTTTAGTGAGGTTGAATACGCTAGCGCAGCAGCTTCGCTTTTACTGTTCGCGATCGTGAATCGTGCTCAGCTTATGACAAGGCAACCAGAACTTATCCGTTTCAAGTGGCCTAAAAAGGAAGTAAATCTCGATGGGCATCGATGGATAGTTAGAACAGGATTATCAAAAGCATTGGTAGCAAACACAGCAAATAAATTGAAACAACTTACATCTGAGCAAAGGTACTTTCAGTCAGCAATCGAACCATACATGCAATGGATGGAAACACTAAAGATGCTGTCGCAACATACTGATATGACTGAAGAACAGTTTGAGATAGTATCTTCAGCTATAAGTGAGGCCATGCTTAATGTCTCGCACCATGCATATGATAGAATTGAGTTTGAGGAACATGTTGATCTGCTTCAAGGTAAAAGATGGTGGCAATGCTCGTGGTTTAGCATTGAAAATAATACATTTGTCTTTATAATCTGTGACTTAGGTTGTGGTATACATAAATCCTTTAGTTCCTCTTCATCTCTGTTCTCTGGAATGAATGAGGTCAACTCGGTTCAGACAGCATTGTCACTTGGGCAGTCTCGCTTCCTGAATGCTGGACGAGGCAATGGTTCTGAGGATATAAAGAGACCTATCGGGACTGGTTGCGTTGAGTCTGAAACTCTTCTTGTCCTTACAGGACATGCAAGTTACCACTATAATTCTATTGATCAGACACCAACATGTTCCTGGCTAACCGAGTTTATACCGGGCACATTGATAGAATGGTCACTTTCAACGAGGAGGGGATGACATGGTTAACATTATAATAGCTAAGGATTTTTCAAAAACACCGTTTGGTCGATTCCCTTCAGACAGTGCGACAAGTAGCGCTGAAAGGTTCCGCAAAGAGTTTCTTGTGCCAGCTCTGCGGGCTGAGAATGAAGAAGTAGTAGTTGATTTTGATGGGGTTGCTCTTGGTGTGGGTTCATCCTTCTTGGAAGAGGCTTTTGGTGGCTTAATTCGTAAAGAAGGTCTTTCAAAATCGTTTGTTAAAAAAAGATTAATCATTAAAAGTAAAATGCCATTTTATAAAGAGCAGATTATTAAATTTATCGATATGGCTCAGCCTGAATAAATAAGAGGTAAATTTGAAAACGGCTGCAACGGAAGTGACGGGAAATTTTTTAGTTAATTTTGGTCATGATTATGGATGGTGTATTGGAATAGTTAGTGTTTGTTTAGTTTTGTGCGGGTGGCGCGTCACGTACAAGAATTCAGTAAAAGTTGCCACTCGCTCTGAATCTAAAGCTCTAATTGATGCGATTACGAAAGTAATTAATGATATTTCAGATAGCTCATTAACATATTGGTTAAAAACAACTAATAAAAAGATCCCTTCAAATAGCCGGCATAAAATCTGTGCTTTTAAGCGGCGTCAAACCAATATAAATACAGAATCAGTTTCTTTTCTAATGAACTTGTTAGCTAAATCTAACCAAGTTTATAAACTTATTGAAATATTACAAACACGCGGCATTACAATTGAAACTCTTTTGATATCTAATGTAATTGAGAAGGCTACCTTAGATTGTGAAACTGTAGATGATTTTTCTAGAGGTGATAGAGCGCAAAGAGCTCAAGAGGTAGTTGACTCGTGCATGGAAGTGATAAAAAGCTTATATGATGAGTTTCAAAAAAAATATCCACCTATAAATAATGAAGGTATTATTTCTAAATTTGGGAATGCCTATAAACAGATAGATGACTGGCATAAAGGCTTAAATTAAGGGCCGCGTAAGCGGCCACGTTTATTTTGAAACGCTGCTTTTTGCTGTATTCCCATCGTACGCTTTTAAGTAGGATCCATAATGCCTGAAGAGCATTTCGGGACCTTTATGCCCCATCTGTCCAGCTAGCCAGAAAAGGTTGGCACCTTGGCTTATATGGCGTGTCGCGAATGTATGCCGGGTCTGGTATGGATTGCGATATCTGATCCCCGCCTTACGTAAAGTTGGGACCCAGGCCTTTTTGCGGATCGCGTCTGCGCTGGCCCACGGCTTATTCGTTTTTGGATCCTCAAATACCGTTGCATCTTTCATGAAGGTGAAAGTTTTCTGATTCGCGAGCACTGCCATCGCCAAATCGTTGAGTTCTACTTTACGTGTACCAGCCTTTGTTTTTGTTCCCTTGATAACGCCTACTACACGCGCGTTCTGAACATGTGCAGTCCTTCCAATGAAGTCGATATCGCGCCAGCGAAGTGCGCATAATTCCGAACTGCGTAAACCCGTCTGGATAGCGAACATAAACAGATTTTCCCACTGCTTATTACCGGCAGAGGAGAGGAGGGCATCTACTTCTGTTGGTGAAAGCGGATCGACGATATAGTCGCTGTCAGCAGTTGATTTGTCGCTTTGATACCGGGATGCTGTTACTAAAGATACCGGGTTGAGTTGTATTACTCCATCCGTTACTGCTTCATCAAGCGCTGAGCGCATGAAAGAGAGTTGGTTGCGAATTGTTTTTAGCGTGGTGGTACGGCTCTGGATCCATGCTTTCATTGCCGCTGGCTTAAGTTCGCTTGCAGGCAGTGAATGAAGGGCTACCAACGCGCTACGACATTTTTTATAACCGCCGATGGTGGAAGGCGAAAGTTTTCGCGTTTCACAGATGTTGATGTATTCGTCCAAGTACATTTTTATTGTCTTTCCAGCAGCCGCATTGCCAAATAATTTTAACCGCGAGGATCGCGGGAAATATTCTGCATAAACGAATGTACCACGCTCAATTTGATTATGAATTTCGCCGAGTGTCCGCTCGGCGTATTTTAGGTTCTTGCTGCTCACTTCTAAATTGGAAAGGGGCTCTCTACATTTCACCCCTTTATAAGTGAACGTGATATTTATGGTTTCCCCCTGGCTGTGCTTCCTGATGGTCACGCCGCGCGGGAGTTTAGGCGACTCTGTCTTGCCCATTTAGCTACCTCACTAAGATCAATCCATCTCTCCTTAACACCTTCCACCTTCAGAACCTGAACACCTTCACGCCAAACACCGCGCTGTAAGCGCTTATTAATGGCATCAATGCTCTCACCAGTTTCATTGCAATAGGCCGAGATAGGGACACAATCGAGGTTCAGCATAATTCCTCCACTTTACCGGCTGCACCCGGTCACTCTTTAAAAATACAGGTCCCGCAACCATTGCGGGCCCAGTCACAACAATTACCACATGGGCTTACTTTTTTGGCTGCGGGTCCTCCTGCTGAGGTGCTGCTACGACGATCGGTTTAATGGTTGACAGCTTAAGTCTGCGAGCTGTCAGCGGCGCGCCACTGCGGCGGCCGTCTTCCTTGCGATAAGTTTCACGCTGGCCAACGCACCAGGTGGTCGGCGTCTCATGCAGCTTTACGGTCTTCTCGCCGTCCTTGGTGATGATGGTACCGGTATGGGTTTTGACTTTGCTCATTGGGCCGCTCCATGATGAAGTGTTGAAACAACCTCTCCGGCGTTACGACGGGCGTCTGCCACCAGCCGGTCACGCTCGCTCAGTGATTCGCACAGCGCGGCTCGGGTTACATCCAGTCGCGTAGCCAGTTCGGTGACCAACTTCGCTGACTCTGGGGGGAGTGACCGGGCTGCTCGGTAGGCTTCTGCCACTAATTCTTTTGTGGTCAGGCGCATTTGCGGATCCCCATCAGCTCGTTGAACCGGGCCATGAACAGACCGTAGGCCTGCACCGGGCGGAGCGGAATAACGGTAAACAGATCGGTTGGCGGGATACCGACGAGGACGGGCCACACAGTGCCGTCGTCGATGTCCAAATCTCGGCGTTCTGTACCGAGCATGACCAGGTCGGCATATTTAACGGTTGGGTGCTGGTGGGTCGGCAGTCCGAACTTCTCGCGGATCACGCCATCCACATACGCTTCGACACGACGGTAATCAGGCAGAATACGCTTCAGCGGTGCGGGAATATCCTGGACGTAGGCTTCAGCTGCATCATGCAGCAGTGCTTCCAGCGCGAACTCTGCGGGAACCAGCTGGCTCACCAGCACCGAATGCTGCGCAACGCTGTAGAACTCCGGCAGGTGGCCGGCAAAGCGGCAGATGTGAGAAAGGGCCGTGGCGATATCCTCGATCACGATATCTTCGTGATGAATATCGAGGTAGTTAATATGCTTCCCGGACAGTGTCTGAATATATGACATTACGTGCTCTCCATTAATACGCGCTGCACCGCGCCTGATTTTTGGTTGAGCGAATCCCTCGCCTGCTGGCGATCGTTAATTTAATTTCGCTTCACTAAATGCCCCTGACGCGGGGCATTTAAGGCAACGTAATTATGCGCTGAACGAACCGATAAAGGTTTCCACCTGGCTGCCTTTGAACTTCTCGACCAGCAGATCACGGAACTCGGTGGCCATATCTTCCTGCTGGGCTTCCAGCTGGACAATGCGCAGCACCAGAGTAGGGCGATCGCCGCCGATGATGCTCAACCGCAGCTTGAATGGTCGCTCTGCCAGGCCCTCGAACGGCACGCAGCGAAACTCGAAAGCCACTGGCATGATGTCCTGCGTACGAGCTTCGACGCTTTCCATCAGAGAACGCTTACCGCTAAAGTCCTGATCCTCGTAGTCAGCTTTCTGGATGGACTCGATAGTGATTTTGCGGATCACTGCTGCTGATTTTTTGGTGTCAATAGCCTGGCCATCGGCATCAAAGCCGATCAGGTTTTCTGCCCAGTCTTCCAGCCACTCGGCCAGCTCTTTCTGGGAGTGACGATCGCCATTGACGGACAGCAGGGAAGCAAACGGGGCGGTCTTTTTCAGCGCCAGCTGCGCGGTGTTGTCTGCATGCCCTGGGCTTTCAATTGTGCCGAGGTTGAAGACCGCTGCGGCGCGCATATCGTCGGCGTTGATAAAGCAACGGCTTCCTTCAGCAGCGTACCCAGTTGAATAGCGCGTAAAGTCTTCAATACTGGCGGTGGCCATCTTGCCGCGGAAGCGGTAGCGCTCCATGCAAAGCGATTCCAGGCTCTCAATGCGGACACCCTGCGGAACGACAGCTGCAGGGCAATCCACACTTTCAAGCTTCTCTTCAATGAAGCGGGAGAGGGTCAGATCGCTAATTTTTTCGATCGCAGTACCGTCTAAAGAGTGGGACATGGTGTTTCCTTAACGTGGGTGAATGGTAGGTTACTGCTGCGAACGCAGCTTTGCATCCGGATCGCCTTTGAGGCTGAACAGCTGCCCCTGGTCTTCCTGCAGGATGGTCAGCTTGCCGCCGCGGTTGACGTACATCGGCGTTTCGGTGCTGTCCTCTTCTGAGGATTTACCGCGAGGGGTAGGGCGCACATAAGCCAGCTTGTGCTTGATCATTACGCGCTTCTCTTCGACAGAGTTGCTCATGCGGTCCAGCTCAAAGGTCAAAGTAACTTTCCCCTTCTGGCCGTTGTTTAGCACGCCAAAGGCGACCTCACTCAGCGCTACGGCGATCTTGTTCTGGAACACGCCTCCATCCAGTTCGCCCATAAACTCGGGCACATCGGTCAAACGTTCATTACTCATCGGCTTATCCTCTGACGGCGGCTGCCACCGCCGGTTAGTTTCTCCACACAACACAGAAGAGCATCTGCTGGTGGAACAGCCCGTGCGATTGGGTTATGAGCCGTCGCTACGGTGATGCTCTTGTGTGTTGCGTAAAAAAATTGCGGCATCCTCACGGGTAGAGACAGATGCCGCCAAAGACAGCAATGCAGCTATTACAGGTCTTAGGTTGTGGTGGCCGGTGCCGATCTCCGGCTTTCGGGCTGGTTGTGCCAATACCCGCACGGATTAAAAGTCCGCTGCACATCAGCCTGTGCATTCACCACAACTGGAAGCGCACTCCGCTGTTTTCACACCTGTCACCTATAACTGGTTCGAAGGAGTGCGCTTCCATGTTGTGTGCCTGTCTTTTCACCACTTCAGGCTCGGTGGTATCCTTACGGGAGTTCAAACCAAGTAAGGAAAGTTCATGTCTAAACAAGACGATATCCCGGTATTTCCTGTAACAGGGTGGCAGGCTGGACCGTTACCCGGCTACGATGCCCTCGTGCTTAAATTCCAGTTTTTGTCATCACCAATGCAATCGATGGAATCAGCACAAGAGACTCAGTTTTTTGCAATAACCCCTGAGATGGCTGAGAGTTTGATTTCAGATTTGCAAAGGCATGTTTTGAACCTGAAAAATTCCGGCATTCAAAGCCCTCAAGCAGACAAGCACTAAGCTGCCATAGCTCTACCACCTCTTCTTTTTCGAAGCGCCGCTGCTCAACAGCGGTGCTGTTTAATGCCGACATGCCTCAACCTCCTCTGATTTCTTCTGGCGAATCATCCCAAACTTCATATGCCTGGGGCGGCTACTGCGTGGGCGTCCTGCCTGTTCGCTGTTGCTTTCAGGTACATTATGTACCGTTAGGGTACATTGTCAAGCACAAAAAAGCCCGCTTACGCAGGCTCAGGTTTAAAAATTAAATTTTGTTAAGGTACCTTCGAGGTTTTCCTGAAAAGATCACCGTACCGATTATGGAGCAGCTGCCGTCTATCTTAACGTAGGGCTCCGGCCAACTTTGATTCAAGGCCTTAAGGTACTTACTGCCGCCATCCTCAATTAACCTCTTGAAGGTGGTCTCTCCTGAATCGTGCATTAAGGCAATAACGTCATCGCCATGACATGCCGGAATTTCGGGATCTACAAAAATCATGTCGCCCGGACGGTACTCATCGATCATAGAGTCACCAATCACGCGCAAGATATACGTCATGGGTCCGCACGGCACAGGGCACGGATAAGTTTCAACACTACTCAAGTCAACCTCGGCAAAGCCAGCTTCCGTCCATGCTCCTGCCTGCACCCAGGATATAACCGGAACCAATGTTATATTTCTATTAGTGTCTGATACGTCAGGACTTTTTGCAACATTAGTGGTTTGGTGTTCCTGATCCAACCAGCCTAACGGCAAATCAAAGCATTTTTCAATATGGCGAGCCATTGCATCGCCAATATTTTTAGACGCGCCATCCCCCATAAACCTGCTGGTTTGGGTAGGTTCTCTGTCGATCATGGTGGCGAAGTAAGTATTTCCGCCGACACCGTCACGCAGTTTTCTGGCGTTTAACCGCCTAATTTCCTGAATCGTTTTCATCCCAGAATTAAACATTGTGTACCTTAAAGGTACAAGTACCTTGTAGGTTCATATTATTCATGTAATATGTACACAGGAGGTACATATCATGAAAGAGTATTGGGACTCTTTATCGAAAGAGCAGCAGTGCGAGTTAGCAGTAAACGTCAAATCAACTCCCGGTTATCTGCGTTTGGTTTTCAACGGCTACAAAAAGGCAGGATTCGCCCTCGCCAAAAAGCTCGAAGAGATCACAGCTGGCGCAATAACTAAATCTGATTTGCGACCGGACATCTACCCGAAACAGTAACCAAGATCGTGAAGAAAAGACACCACAGCATCAAGGAGTTAACCGTGGATAACCAACAACACTGGCAAGTCGAAAAACAGCCCGCATGGCTGGTGGCGGCAATTAAAAAGACCATCTCAAGCCTGCCGGGCGGTTACGCCGAGGCCGCTGAATGGCTGGGCGTGACAGAGGATGCGCTTTTTAACCGCCTGCGTACCGGCGGCGATCAGATTTTCCCAATGGGCTGGGCGATGGTTCTCCAGCAGGCCAGCGGCACCAAGCACATCGCTGATGCGGTATCGCGTCAGTCGAACAGCGTCAACGTTCCGCTGGTGGATGTTGAGGATGTGGATAACGCCGATATCAATCAGCGCCTGATGGAGTCTATTGAGTGGATCGGGAAACACTCGACATACGTTCGCAAGGCTACTGCTGATGGCGTGATTGACCAGGCCGAACGCGAGCAAATCGAAGAGAACAGTTATCAGGTTATGCAGAAGTGGCAGGAACATTTAACGCTGTTGTATCGCGTTTTCTGTGCGCCAGAAAAGAGTGACGCCCGCGAGTGTGCAGCTCCGGGCGCCTTGGCGTGTCGTATCAGTGGAGAAACTAACGCATGAACAGTTTAACGGTAAAGAACCGCTTGCCGCAACTTCGGATGATCCCGGTGCCGGGCCTTCCGCTGTTTCGGTATGAACGCAGAGTAGCAAACCGCTGGGTGGCATGTAACCACAGCCGCGCCACTGCAATCGTGGGTGTGTACTACCGGAGGGCAAAGGCCTTATGCGCGAACTCGACCGCTGGTTTAAAGATCTCCGGGGGATCCCCGTTCGTGTCATCCGCTGGGAACCAGAAGCGCAGCGCGTTATCTACCTGCGTTCTGGCTACCCACACGAGTGCTCAAGTCCACTCCAGGTCTTCAAGCGCGATTTCAGGGAAATTGAGGTAGGTCCAGATGAGCATGGAATTAATGGTCAGAGCCATGAAAGCAAAAGTGGGTAACCCGCTGCGCAAGCTCGTGCTGATCAAACTAGCCGATAACGCCAGTGATCAGGGCGAATGCTGGCCCTCCGTTCCCTATATCGCAGAGCAATGCGAGATATCGGAGCGCTCTGTGCAAAACCATATCAAACAGCTGGTTGAGGATGGTCTGGTATCGGTTGAAGTCCGCAAGGCGGCTACCGGCCTGAACCGCACCAACGTCTACAAACTCAACCTTCCCAGTGGTGCAAATGCTGCACCCTCTGGTGCACGTCCTGCACCGGGTGGTGAATCTCCTGCACCGGGTGGTGAATCTGCTGCACCAGGTGGTGAATCTGCTGCACCGGTTAGTGGTGCAGGAGCTGCACCCGGAACCAGTCAGTTCTCTGAACCAGTCAATGAATCAGTCAATGAAAACTTATTTGCTCTGGCATGGGCGTTATATCCGAAGCGGGCAGGTGGTAACTCGAAAAGTGCTGCGCTGAAAGCCTGGGATGCCCGCGTTCGTGAAGGGGTGCCGCCTCTCGTCATGCTGGAGGGTGTGAAGCGCTATGCCGGGTTTGTTGCTCAAACAGGCAAGACCGGTACCGAATTTGTCAAACAGGCCAAAACCTTCTTCGGCCCTGACATGCACTACGAAGACGACTGGATGGTTCCAGCCAGTGCCGGCATCAAAGAGGATCCGCTTTTTAAATCCAGCTATGTCGGTACGGATTATTCGCAGGGAGCTAAAGGCTTCCGGGTGGTGAACGGATGAGCATCGAATCCGAAGTTTTGCAGTACGCGCTGGATAACCCAGGCTGCAGTACCCGGCAGGTTGCCAATGTTCTGACTCATAGCTCGTTTCGCACGATCAGCCGCTGCCTGTTCCGTTTTCACAACGAGGGGAAGCTCAAGCGCGAGGTGCATAACGACACGACGATTGTGTATTACCCCTGCGAAGACTTCGTCAAAACAGAAGCCGCAGCAGCTGCTGCTTCCTACGCGGACACAGTGAAGACCCTGACTGATTTAGAAAATTACGCCATCGAGCTTGAGAGGAAGGGGTTTTTACCTGCGTGCCGCCACGGTATGGCTTAAGGCTTTCGACCTGTCTCCAGCGAATATGGATCGGGAGCGTTACGTCAAACGACGTGCATCATGCCTCAAGCAGGCCAAGAAACGCTGCGTAACAGACGCATGCTTGCTGGCAGGCCATTACATCGGAGAAGACCAATGACCAATAAATACTGCCGGGACCTGGCCGAACTGCGCGGCCAGTCGCGGCACGAACTGAAGGAAGTCGGCGACCAGTGGCGCACGCCGGATAACATTTTCTGGGGCATCAACTCAATGTTTGGCCCGTTCGTACTGGACCTGTTTACCGACGGCGAGAACAGCAAATGCGAAGCGTATTACACCGCTGAGGACAACGCGCTGGTGCAGGACTGGTCCGCCCGGGTGGCAGAACTGAACGGCGCTGCCTTCGCGAACCCGCCATACAGCCGCGCCAGCATGCATGAAGATGAGTACATCACCGGAATGCGTTACATCATGCAGCACGCCAGCGCGATGCGTGAAAAGGGCGGTCGCTTTGTCTTCCTGATCAAGGCTGCGACCAGCGAGGTGTGGTGGCCTGAAGATGCAGATCACGTTGCGTTTATTCGCGGTCGCATTGGTTTCGATCTGCCGATGTGGTTTGTGCCAAAAAACGAAAAGCAGGTGCCGTCCGGAGCGTTCTTCGCCGGTGCGGTCGTCGTATTCGACAAGACCTGGCGCGGCCAGGCGATGAGCTATATCAGCCGCAAGGATCTGGAAGCGCGAGGGGATGCATTCATGGCGCAGATCTGCCGCGAAGCTGAGCGCCTGATTAAGCGTGATGATCCGCATGGGCAACCTCAGAAGCTTATTCCTGAGGCTCTCTCCCCGCAGGAAGAAACGCATGCTCCGGCCAGCCCTGTGCTGGTGGATGAAGCTCCACCAGCAGCTGCTGAGCCAGAGCTCCCGCTGACCAAGAAAGACATTCTGGAGCAAAGCGGTTTTAACTTCTGGGCGTGTGCATGCGCGGCGTTCGGCGACAAAGAGGTATACACCTTCTCAGAATCGCGCTTTGCGCACACCTGGGCATCTGATTCCGTCACAGCACCCGAATTTATCGTTGTGCCGACGGAAACGATCGCCAAAGCGATAGAGCTGATTAAAGAGAATGTCGATCAGCAGCAGCTTATTGCCTGGCTGGACCAGCAAAGCTTTGAGCATGAAAACATCCGCGACGATATGAAGTCCCGCCTGCTAACTCTGGCGCCAGAGGTGATCACCGAATACGGGATAGCGGCCGCTGAGGTAACGGCAGTTCTCGAGTCCATCCCCCAGCATCACTGGCACAACATTCGTTCTCTGAGGGCCCGATTCCGGCTCCTGATGGATGAACGAAAAGCCGGGCAGAAAGAGGAGAAGGCCGCGTGAAAACCCTGACCATTCGCCAGCAGGAGGTCTTAGACCTGCTGGTCGATTACCAGAAAGAACACGGGTTCCCTCCAACCGTTGCTGAACTGGCCGGGTTAATGGGCTGCCGCTCGCATAACTCGGCGCGGGACACTTTGCTCATCCTCCAGCGAAAAGGGGCAATCACGATCACCCCGGGCGTTTCCCGCGGGATCTCTATTACAGGGCAGCAATCCGAAGATGAAGCCATTGCGATAATTCGTGCGCTGCTGATCGGCGATGAAAGTGCGCGGGAGCAGGCGCTTACATTCCTGGAGATCCGCGGGGTCGAGCTATGAAGCTGACCCTGCCATTCCCGCCGAGCGTCAATGCCTACTGGCGATCCCCAAACAGCGGCCCGTTGAAAGGTCGCACTCTCGTTAGCGCCAGGGGGCGGGCATTTCAGAGCGAGGCATGCGCGGCGATCATCGAGCAGCTGCGCCGATTACCGAAGCCCAGCAGTGCGCCGGCGGCGGTGGAGATCGTTCTTTTCCCGCCGGACGCCCGCCGTCGCGACATCGACAACTACAACAAAGCGCTGTTCGACGCGCTGACTCACGCGGGCATCTGGGAAGACGACAGCCAGATTAAGCGAATGCTGGTGGAGTGGGGACCAGTAACGCAGAAAGGAAAGGTCGAAATCACGATCAGTAAGTACGAACCGGCGGGTGCAGCCGCCTGATAAGTGGAGAATCGCATGAATCAGTTAATCGTGAATGGTGCAGTGACAATGTCCAGCCGGGAAATTGCGGAACTGGTACAGAGCAAACACAGTGACGTTAAACGCTCAGCGGAGCGCCTCGTTGCTGGTGGAGTTTTAACCGCGCCATTGGCGCAGTTCGATTTTGAGCACAATGGCAACGTTTATCAGGAGTACCGGTTCAACAAGCGTGACTCGCTGGTCGTGGTTGCCCGGCTGTCGCCGGAATTTACCGCCGCGGTTGTCGATCGCTGGCAGGAACTGGAGGAGGGGCGGAATATCAGCGTGCCCCGATCTTTACCTGAGGCGCTGCGCCTGGCGGCAGATTTGGCCGAGCAAAAAGAACAGTTGACGCTCCAGCTTGCAGCTGCGGCCCCGAAGGTTGAATTTGTCGATCGCTACTGCAGCGCCAGCGGCTCACTCTCATTCCGCCAGGTAGCGAAACTGCTTAAAGCCAAAGAGACTGAGTTCCGCCTTTTCCTGATCGAGAACGACATCATGTATCGGCTCAGCGGGGCGCTGACGCCGCGGCACCAGCATATCGATGCAGGGCGCTTTGAGGTTAAAACAGGGACTTCGACCACTTCAAACCACGCCTTCAGCCAGGCGCGCTTTACGGCTAAAGGGGTGAGGTGGATCGGCGGATTGTGGGCAGAGCATATCGCTAAAGGGAAGGCAGCGTGAGAGCGTTACTAACCCCTGTCGTCGTAAAAGAGTTCGGGATCGTGGCTTTCCGGCCTGGTCCTGAGCTTATTCCGCATTTCCAGCGTGGCCGCATTCTTCTGGAGAGCGAGCCGGAGCGCCTGGCGGGTCTTCCAACCGGGGAACTCCCGGCGGCGCGGCAGCCGCTGGCGGAGGATCCGGCAATGGTGCCCGTGTTTGAGCATGCCGATGTGATTAAGCGGGCTGGTGGCCTCTCATGTCTGGAAGCCTGGCTGATGCGGGAATCCGGCTGCCAGTACCGGCACAGCGACTATCACCACCACGAAATGGTCACCATGCGGCATGCGCCCGGCGTGCTTCGGCTGTGCTGGGCCTGCGATATCCGGGTGCGGGATCAATTTACTAATGAACTGGCGGGCATTGCGCGGGAGAACCTGGTAGCCTGGCTACTGTCGGTTGTTCGCACCGGGCTTGGTTTCGATGATTCGCACGCAGTGACCCTGCCAGAACTGTGCTGGTGGCTGACGCTTAACAAGCTGACGCACGCCATCCCTGAGACGGTGGCGCGCAAGGTCCTGCGGATTCCGGCAGAGAAAGTGCAGTCGGTGACGCGTGAGGCTGACATTGTGCCTTCGGTACCGCCCACCAGCATTGTAGAGGAGGCCGTTAAAAAGGTGCTGGCGCTGCATGTAGATCCGGAGACGCCCGAATCCTTTATGCTCAGGCCAAAGCGCCGACGCTGGCAAAACGAGAAATACACCCGCTGGGTAAAGGCGCAGCAGTGCGCATGTTGCCAGAACCCGGCAGACGACCCCCACCACCTGATCGGCCACGGCATGGGTGGCATGGGCACCAAAGCGCATGATTTGTTCGTGATTCCGCTGTGCAGGGCGCATCACGACGAATTGCACGCTGACGCTGTGGCATTTGAAGCGAAGTACGGCACGCAGCCGGAGCTGCTGTTGAAAACATTAGACCGGGCGCTGGCCATTGGCGCACTGGCGTAGACGGAGTGGAGAACGCTATGAATCTGGACGGAGTTTTAAAGTTTTTTGCACCGAAAGGGATGCACATCTCTGATAGCGTGCGCGCAACCGCGGGCGATCAGTTAACGGTCACCGACATCATGGCGGCGCTGGGCATGACCCAGGCCGACGCCGGGATCGGTTTGGCTATGTACCTGGGGAAGGCAGGTATCAGCCCACAGGATAAAGAAGCGGCTATCAACTGGCTGACTGAGTACGCCAAGCAGCACGCACCAATGGCGGTACGCAAAGCAGCTGGTAAAAAGTTTCCTCTCTGCATGCGGATCCTCGCCAGATACGCATTCAAGGATTACGCCTCATCAGCAGCTGATAGTACCGACTGCCCGAAATGCCGGGGCAAGGGCTTTAATACCAAGACCAGTGTGATCACCAAAAGCCATTACACAATGCGCCTGCCTAAATTTGCTAAGGATCTGGGCCAGTCTCCATCTGATTTTGAAGTCTTCCGCGAGGTAAAGGATGTGGACCACCAGCTGTGCGGCAAGTGCAATGGAACCGGCCAGATCAGTAAGCGCTGCCAGTGTGGCGGATCTGGTCAAACCCTCGACCGAAAGCAAACTGAGTTGCAGGGCGCGCCAGTTTATAGAGAGTGCAAACGCTGTGAGGGGCGAGGGTACAGCAGGCCGAAATCATCGGTGGCATATCGCGGCGTTCTGGCGGAGCTGGACAGTCTTCCTGATCGCACCTGGCGCTACAGCTGGAAGCCATTCTATGAAAGCCTGGTGACGAAATGCTTTCAAGAGGAAAGCAACGCAGACGCTGAACTCAAGAAGGTAACTGGGGTGCAAAGTTTGATATAAATCTCATGTTTTCGGCTCGCGTTACTTGCAAAGTTGCCGTTTTTGTGTAAATTTGACGTTAACGATGGGCATTGTATGTTCACTGTTAAGAAACCCGCCGCCGAGCGGGTTTTTTTACGTTTAATAACTCTTTATGTGGTGATGGCCTATTCCAAACTTTTAAATGACACAATTTTTGAATCTCGTTGTGCCAACACGTCACCTTTTAAGGTTAAAATAGCCGCTTCATACCTTTGCTTTGAGGCATAGATGCTCACAATTGAAGAGATTGGCCAGTCTGTCCGAAACAATATTCAGCTTGTTCTTGATAATTTCGGACTGCCTCTAGCTGTTGGCCCTATAAGTGATGACGATTATAAAGTTTTGTCTGGTGGGTTTGGTGAATTAGAGTGGGACTATGCTCTTTCCACCCACGGCAACTCCCCTGAGCGATATGAATTTTGCATAAAGCTTCTTAATCAGGACGTTATGGAAGGGGTACCCTCTGGCGCTGCGTTGTGTGTCTTTGGGGTTGAAGAATATATTTTTAGCATCCATATGATAGAGAGCTTTGTAAGAGATGATGTGGATCACCCGCTAAAAGGCCGTATGGTTCTTATCACTTTAATGAGCGCATATTTGTTTTGTATGGCGGTCGAGTGCCCAACAGTACACATAGTTGAGCCAGTACCTGACTTACATGATTTTTATGGAAGTTTCGGGTTCCGTATGTTGCCGTGTGGATATGTTATGGAAGCACAACTTTCTGATATTGAGGGTGTGTTCAATAAATTCGCACAATTAAGCTAGACGGGATCCCGTAACAGGTTGTACGATGTGTCACCCTTACCGCATAGGTAATGCGGGATTGTCAATTACTAATGACAGTGTGAAGTTGATAATACTGATTGGCATACCCGATTGGTAATGAGTAGCAGACACTACTACTCTTAAATTGAAAGTTAGAGACAACCACTATAGTCTCCGAGGTACTCATGAAAGTTCAAAAAGCAACCAAGCCAGAAGTTAAATTCGACACTATGAAAGCATTCGCAGGTATGGGTGCTGCTGTTGAAGTACTGATGAAGGCTGCGCCTAATGCGTTTACCCATGCTACCGTTTCGGGTAAAGAACAGCAGGGTAAGCCGCGTCGTCGCAAGGCAGCATGAACCTAGCTGGTGCTTTTTGAAACCCGCCTTCTGGCGGGTTTTCTACTTTATGGGGTAACTGCTGATGAGTTGTTACCCACCAACTAGCCACCTAACAGGGTGGCTTTTTTGTTCCTATCACATAAGGCTGCCAACTGGCGGCCTTTTTTATTCCCCTCATATTGAGAGGACTCACGGCAATAAGAGGGGGCTAAATGTCCGATCCAATTTCCGGTACTGGGTTGACCGGTGGTGCTCTTACGGGCGCCAGTGTCTATGGACTGCTGACCGGGACAGATTACGGTGTGGTGTTTGGCGCGTTTGCTGGGGCTGTATTCTACATCGCCACAGCCGCAGACCTGGGCGCGGCACGCCGAATGGCATATTTTGTTGTGTCTTATATCGCCGGTATTCTCTGTGCCGGCCTGGTGGGTTCGAAGCTGGCTAACTGGACCGGTTACAGCGATAAACCTCTGGACGCCATTGGTGCCGTTATTGTTTCTGCATTAGCCGTCAAAATCCTGACGTTCCTGAACAACCAGGATGTCGGCTCGCTGGTGGCGCTGATAACGCGCCGGGGAGGTTCTGGTGGTACTAAATGACCCGACAGCAACTCTGAACGCTCTGCTTTGCGCAGGGGTGGTGATAACTCTGATGTTTTACCGCCGTGGTGATTCACGTCATCGCCCGTGGATTTCTCGATTAGCCTGGCTGATTACTGTCACGTACAGCGCGGTGCCGTTGGCCTATCTGTGCGGAATCTACCCTCATTCATCGTGGGCCACCATAGGGGTCAACGTCATTTTCCTTTCAGTGCTGGTTGCCGTCAGAGGCAATGTTGCGCGTCTGGTTGATCATCTGAGGCAATAATGAACCAAACACAATTTCAGAAGGCGGCTGGTATCAGCGCCGGGTTAGCTGCGCGCTGGTATCCGCATATCGACGCAGCTATGAAAGAGTTCGGCATTACTGCGCCGCTCGATCAGGCCATGTTCATCGCACAGATAGGCCATGAGTCCGGTGGCTTTACCCGGCTGGTGGAAAACCTGAACTATGCGGCTGAAAGCCTGGTACCAACGTTCGGTAGTCACCGCATCACAGCACAGCAGGCCGCCGCCCTCGGCAGAACGGCAACGCAGCCGGCCAACCAGAAGGCGATCGCCAATCTGGTTTATGGTAATGAGTGGGGCAAAAAGAACCTAGGTAACCAAGTAGCGGGCGATGGATGGAAATACCGCGGGCGCGGTCTGAAACAGATCACCGGGCTGAGCAACTATCGCAGCTGCGGCCTGTACATGAAGCTGGACCTGGTGACTCACCCCGAACTGCTGGAGCAGGATGTCTACGCTGCCCGATCAGCTGCATGGTTCTACGCATCTCGCGGCTGCCTTCTTCACTCCGGCGATGTTGAACGCGTAACGCTGATCATCAATGGCGGCCGCAACGGGCTGGATAAACGCCGCATTCTGTTTAACCTGGCAAAATCCGTGCTGGTGTGAGGTCAATATGGGTATTGAAACGATCATCGGTCTGGCCGCGGCAGTGATAGCAGCCATTGCTGGCGCTTTTGGCCTGGGCCACGTTCGCGGCACCAGCAAAGCCGAAGCAAAAGCAGACCAGCAGCGAACCGAAGATAACGCCGCGGCCACGGTCGCTGTGGCAGAGCGCCGGGTTGAAGCAACGAAAGAGGCCAGCAATGTACAGCAGACTGTTAACCATATGCCTGGCGATGATGTTGATCGCGAGCTGCGTGACTCGTGGCAGCGCCCCGGTGGTAGTTGATACCGCCTGTGACTGGGTAAAGCCAATCTACCTGACCGATCATGATATTGATGTGCTGGATATGCAGACGAAGAAAGACATCCTGGCGCATAACAAAGCGTGGCAGGCGAACTGCAAACAACCAACCGATAGCAGTTTATTAACAAGGTGATTAAGTGCTAAGGTGTGGTCAGTTGTGATTAAAAAGTAGCCAGCCGTGTTATGATAGACCTCACTCTTAGAGAGGTTAAAAATTATGTCATTCTTCGATTACGCACTTAAACGCGTTGAAGCGGCGACCAAAACAACAGTGTCTTGTCCGATATGCGGCCATAACTCGAACCACCCCTCCACAAAAGTACGGCAAGAGCTGCCGTTGCTCTGCCCTAAATGCAAATCACTGTTTGTCATTCACAGATAACATGCTGACCTGCTGAATATAACCGCCTCCGGGCGGTTTTTTATTGCCATCAACGTGAGCAAAACTAACGTGGTGGGATGCCATGTGAAGGAATTTGCTAGCGAATCCTATGAGCATGCAGCATCTGCATTATCGGTAGTCTATAATTTATATACAGTTACGGTTAAGGACCGTTCATCAACCATTGTCACCTTGCTGGAGAATCTGAATGGTAAATGAACCAGAAGAGGTAAAAATGAAAGTTGAAGCTCTGACGCAAAAGGCAGAAGAAGATATTGCCGCGCTGATAGCAAAAAAAATCTCAGAACTACAAAAGAAAACCGGAAAAGAAGTTTCTGAAATTCAGTTTGTTGCTCGCGAAACAATGACAGGTCTTGAAGGTTATGACGTAAAAATTAAACTTCTTTAATCTCATCTTCTTAAGACAAGGTCGCAATAGCGGCCTTTTTTATTGCCATCACCATGGGCAGACCCATCGTAATGGCTATAGCGGATAAATCGCAAATATCCCCTATAGTGAGTAAAGTACAGCCTCACTCACACGGGGCTTTTTTATTGGAGCCAACAATATGCCAGCAGCTATCCCGCGCGCCTGCCGTAAACGCGGGTGCTCCGGCACCACCACAGACCGTTCCGGCTACTGCGATGAGCACCGTAACGAAGGGTGGCAGCAGCACCAGCGAGGACTGAGCCGACATCAGCGCGGCTATGGCAGTAAGTGGGACATCATCAGAGCCCGCATCCTGACGCGTGATCGACACATCTGCCAGCAGTGCCTGCGCAACGGCAGGCCACGCCCTGCGGAAACGGTCGACCACATCATCCCGAAAGCTCACGGCGGCACAGACGACGACAGCAACCTGGTTGCGATCTGCTTCAAATGCCATAAGGCCAAAACCGCTCGGGATCGTTTAAACCGAAACTAACCCTTACAGGTAAAAGCATGACTGATTCATTAATTGACTCAGGGCACACGCACGTCGGTGCTAAGGCGTTGCGACCTGCCTGTTCTGTTGATGGGTGTGGATTGCCAGCAAGAGCCAACAACACACCGTATTGTGAAAAGCATTACATGCGTGTTCGCCGTCATGGTTCAACGGATAAGCTAAGCACACTCAAGCCAGGCAACCTCACTCACTCGGGTGGTTATGTGCTAGTAAATGCCCCCACTCATCCGTTAAGCCGTAACAGTAACCGAGCCTATGAGCATCGCGTCGTCTACCATCAGCATCATGGCGATGGCCCTTTCAGCTGCCATTGGTGCGGAATCATGGTTACCTGGGATGATATGCATGTCGATCATCTCGATGACTGCAAAACCAATAACGCTGAGTCAAACCTTGTTGCCAGCTGCGCCTTGTGTAATCAGAAGCGCGGCAGTGAAAAGATGAAGGCCACCCACAGAAATAAGTCGCACAGACGTTACACGGCTCATGGCAAGACAATGTGTCTCAGTGAATGGGCTGAGTACCTTGGCATTTCACGCAACTCGATTGAGTACCGACTGAAAGCCGGCTGGGATATCAACAAGGTGTTTAGCCCACGCATCGGTAACAGTGGCCCTCCAAGTAAGAAGCTCGCCAGATCGGTGCATGACAACATCAAATGAGAATCAATATCGATAAATGATTTCAAATGCAATCATTTCTAGCATAATGATATCTATTCTCACTACCGGGGGAGGGCGGGTCAAAAGTTCAGGCCCTGCCTGCTAAGGACCGCCGCCTAACCCTTTCTCGCATCGCCGCAGGTTAGAAAACTTTTTTATGGGGTCCCCCATCCGATGATTAATAGGAGTTTTCGATTATGTCAGGACCACCGAAAACCCCGACCCATCTGCGTCTGGTGAGGGGTAACCCATCAAAACGTCCGATCAATAAAGACGAGCCGCAACCCCCGGCAGGGGTACCCCCAACTCCGAAGCATTTCGACAAGCAGGCGAAGTACTGGTTTAAGCGAATGGCTGAAGAGCTTGATGCCGTCGGCGTCGTTTCTCAGCTGGACGCCCGTGCACTCGAACTGCTGGTCGAGGCTTACACCGAGTACCGGCACCACTGCGACACGCTGGAGATCGAGGGGTATACGTACCGGACTGAAACGCAGACCGGGGATGTGCTGATTAAAGCGCACCCGGCGGCAATCATGAAGGCAGATGCCTGGAAGCGTCTCCGCGCCATGCTGGCCGAGTTCGGCATGACGCCTGCCAGTCGGTCGAAGGTCAGCACCAAAACGCCGGATGCGGTTGATCCGCTGGCTGAGTTCATGAAAGCGAGGGATTAATGGCTAAGGTTGCAGAGGGTATCCGCTACGCCGAGCGAGTCGTGGCGGGGGAGATTATTGCCTGTGAGTTTGTCCGGCTGGCATGCCAGCGTTTTCTGGACGATCTGAAAAACGGCGAGGCGCGTGGGATCTTCTTCAGCGAACCCAGGGCGCAGCACATCCTGAATTTCTACAAATTTATACCCCATGTTAAGGGCGCGCAGGCCGGTCAGCCCATCGACCTGATGGACTGGCATATTTTCATTCTCATCAATATCTACGGGTTTGTGATCCCGCTGGTGAACGAGGAGACCGGCGACGTGGTGCTGCGCAACGATGGCAGCGGCCGCCCGGTTATGGTGCGGCGGTTCCGCACCGCTTACAACGAGGTGGCGCGTAAGAATGCGAAATCCACACTTTCCTCCGGCGTCGGCCTGTATATGGCAGGTGCAGATGGCGAGGGCGGCGCTGAGGTTTATTCGGCGGCCACAACCCGCGACCAGGCGCGTATCGTGTTTGAAGATGCCAAAAACATGGTGAAGAAAGCGAAAGCGACACTGGGCCGCCTGTTTGAGTTCAACAAGCTGGCGATCTACCAGGAGCAGAGCGCGTCGAAGTTCGAGCCCCTTTCCAGCGACGCGAACAACCTGGACGGCCTGAACATCCACTGCGGCATTGTCGACGAGCTGCACGCCCATAAAACTCGTGACGTCTGGGACGTGCTGGAGACAGCAACCGGTGCGCGCCTGCAGTCGCTGCTGTTCGGCATTACCACCGCCGGCTTTAATAAAGAAGGCATCTGCTATGAGCTGCGCGATTATGCCATCAAGGTACTGCGCGGTTTCAACAGCGATGTGGAAGGAGCGGTTAAGGACGATACCTTCTTTGCCATCATCTACACCCTGGACGAAGGCGACGACCCTTTCGATGAAACGGTCTGGCAGAAGGCGAATCCGGGCCTCGGCATCTGCAAGCGCTGGGACGATCTGCGTCGCCTGGCGAAGAAGGCCAAAGAGCAGGTGTCCGCCCGCGTTAACTTTTTCACCAAACACATGAATATCTGGGTTACGGCGGAGTCTTCCTGGATGGACATGCTGAAGTGGGAAAAATGCGAACTCATCGCGCCGGCACATGAACTGAAAACCTATCCGCTCTGGGTGGGGGTCGATCTGGCGAACAAAATCGATATCTGCGCCGCGGTAAAAGCCTGGCGTTCTCCCGACGGGCACGTTCACACCGACTTTAAATTCTGGCTGCCGGAAGGGCGGCTTGAGAAGTGTTCCCGGCAGATGGCCGAGCTCTACCGCAAATGGGCGGAACTGGACAAGCTCATCCTGACCGACGGGGATGTGATAGACCACGCACAGATCAAGGAAGAACTTCAGGCGTGGGTGGCCGGTGAAAGCCTGAAAGAAATCGGTTTTGACCCGTGGAGTGCCACGCAGTTCAGCCTGGCGCTTGCCGAGGAAGGCCTGCCTCTGGTGGAGGTTCCACAGACGGTCCGTAACTTCTCCGAAGCCATGAAGGAAGTCGAGGCGCTGGTTTACGGTGGACGGCTCCATCACAGCAATCACCCGGTGATGAACTGGATGATGTCGAATGTGACGGTTCGGCCGGATCGTAATGACAATATCTTCCCCAACAAATCGACCCCGGAAGCCAAGATTGACGGCCCGGCGGCGCTGTTTACCGCAATGAGCCGTCTGCTTGTTAACGGTGGCAACGACCAGCAGGACCTGAGTGGATTCTTTGACAACCCCATCATGGTAGGTTTCTGATGAAGAAAAGTAAGCAGCCGGGCAAGGTTAAAAGCGCCTTGCTCAACTGGCTGGGCGTGCCCATCAGCCTGACTACCGGAACGTTCTGGCAGGAGTGGTATGGCACGAGCAGTAGCGGCAAGGTGGTGACTGCAGATAAGGCGATCCAGCTTTCGGCCGTCTGGGCCTGCGTCCGGCTTCTGAGCGAGTCGGTGTCCACGCTGCCGGTTAAGATTTACACCCGACAGGCTGATGGCTCGCGCAAGCTGGCGCAGAACCATCCGGTATACCAGGTGCTTTGTCGCCGTCCGAATCTGGAAATGACGCCGTCGCGCTTTATGTTGATGGTGGTGGCCAGCATCTGCCTGCGCGGAAATGCCTTTGTCGAGAAGCTGTTTATCGGCAACAAGCTGGTGTCGCTGGTGCCACTGCTGCCCCAGAACATGGTGGTGAAGCGGCTTGATACCGGGCGGCTGGAATACACGTACACCGAGGATGGCAAGAAACGCGTTATTCCCGAAAAGAACCTGATGCACATCCGTGGGTTCGGTCTCGATGGTGTCTGCGGCATGATGCCGATGAGGACGGGTCGGGATGTAATCGGCTCCGCGATGGCAGTTGAAGAATCTGCTGCAAAGATTTTTGAACAGGGCCTGCAAAGCTCCGGGTTTCTCTCATCGGACAATGCGCTGGACGAAGATCAGCGGGAAAGACTTCGCGGTTATATGGCGAAGTTTACCGGTTCCAAAAACGCCGGAAAAATCATGGTGCTTGAGGGCGGCCTGAAATATCAGGGTGTCACCATGAACCCTGAAGATGCCCAGATGCTGGAAAGTCGCTCATTCAGTATTGAGGAAATTTGCCGCTGGTTCCGCGTACCACCGTTTATGGTCGGGCATACTTCGAAGCAAAGCAGCTGGGCATCGAGCCTGGAGGGGATGAATCTCCAGTTCCTGACCCACACGCTGCGCCCGCTGCTGGTGAATATTGAGCAGGAGATTTCCCGCTGTCTGCTGAATGGTGAAGAGGACCTCTTTGCCGAGTTCTCGGTAGAAGGCCTGCTGCGCGCCGACAGTGCTGGCCGGGCGGCGTACTACACCAGTGCGCTGCAGAACGGCTGGATGTCCCGTAACGACGTGCGCCGCCTGGAGAACATGCCACCGATTGAGGGCGGCGATCTTTATACGGTGCAGCTCAACCTGACGCCGCTTGAAGACCTGAAGCAAAACAGCCAGGCAGCACAGGCTTTCGCGCTGCGACAGGTCCATAACCACGTATTCCCCGACATCCCCTTCGAACAGTCCCCGCTGAAACAGGCGGCTTAGGAGTATCCATGACGATTAAAAGCCTTCCGGCTGCGCCGGAGGGGCGGCCTTTTGCGCGCGAAAAACCCGATCTGCCGGCTGCGGCAATGGAGCGCTGGAACGGTGGCATCCGTGCTGCCCGGGACGGTGACAACAGCATTTCTATCTTCGACGTGATCGGCGCTGATTACTGGGGAGAAGGTGTGACGGCCAGCCGCATTGCGGGTGCGTTGCGCTCGCTCGGTGGTGCTGACGTGACGGTTAACATCAACAGCCCCGGCGGCGACATGTTCGAGGGGCTGGCCATATACAACCTGCTGCGAGAATACGACGGCAAAGTAACCGTGAAGGTGCTTGGCCTGGCGGCATCGGCAGCATCGATTATCGCGATGGCCGGTGACGATGTGCAGATCGGCCGCGGCGCTTTCCTGATGATCCACAACTGCTGGGTCTACGCGATGGGCAATCGCCATGACCTGGCGCAGATCGCCGCTGATATGGAGCCGTTTGATAAAGCAATGAGCGATATCTACCAGGCGCGCAGCGGTCTTGATGCCGACACCGTCGACAGGATGATGGACGGCGAAACCTATATCGGCGGCAGCGAAGCGGTGGAAAAGGGCTTTGCTGATAGCCTCCTCTCAGCTGATGAAATTGCTGACGACGACGACAGCCCGGCAGCGGCGCTGCGCAAAATTGATGCCCTGCTGGCCAAAGCCAGTACGCCGCGATCGGAGCGGCGAAAACTTCTTAAAGCCTTATCCGGCAGCAAGCCAGGCGCTGCTGCCACCCCTGAAGGTATGCCGAGCGCTGCCACCATCGAAAACGAAACTATTGACCGACTGGAAGCCGCGCTCAGCGGCCTGAAAGCGGCTGCCCAGTAAAACGGAGATGTTATGTCTGATGTAAATGAGATCCTGAAAAAAGTCAGCGCCAGCATTGAAGAGGCGACCGGCAAATTCAATGCCAAAGCAGAAGAAGCCCTGAAAGAAGCAAAGAAAAATGGCGAACTGTCAGCGGCAACCAAAGATACTGTCGACAAAATGGCAGTGGAATTTAATGCCCTGAAAGATGCTGAGAAAACGCTTAAGGCGGCGCTCGGCGAACTTGAGCAGCAGGTTGCTCAGATGCCGCTGGCGAATGCTGCAAAGGTGATCGAGACCGTTGGCCAGACCGTTATCAGCAGTGAAGCGCTGAAAGCGTTCGCGGCAAGCGTTGAAGGCGGGAAGCGCGTCAGCGTTCCGGTGAATGCTGCGCTGATCTCCACTGACGTGGCAACCGGTGTGGTTGAACCGCAGCGTCTGCCGGGTATCGACACCGCACCAAAGCAGCGCCTTTTCATCCGCGATCTGATCGCGCCTGGCCGCACATCTGCACCGGCCATCTTCTGGGTGCAGCAGACCGGATTCACCAATGCGGCGAAAGTCGTGCCGGAAGGCACCGCCAAGCCGTATAGCGATATTCAGTTTGCCACGCAGATCACTCCGGTGACCACCATCGCGCACATGTTCAAGGCGTCCAAACAGATCCTGGATGACTTCGCGCAGCTGCAGTCCACTATCGACGCCGAGATGCGTTACGGCCTGAAATATGTCGAAGAGCAGGAAATTCTCTTCGGCGATGGTACCGGCGCGCATCTGAAAGGCATCGTACCGCAGGCCTCGGTGTATGACGCTGCGTTCACCGTTGAACAGCAGAACGGCATCGACGATCTGCGCCTCGCAATGCTGCAGGCGCAGCTGGCGCGCTTCCCGGCTTCCGGCCACGTCCTGCACTTCATCGACTGGGCGAAGATTGAACTCACCAAGGACACGCTGGGCCGCTATATCCTGGCGAACCCGGCGGCCCTGACCGGGCCGACCCTGTGGGGCCTGCCGGTGGTTGCGACCGAAGCTGCAGCATTCCAGGGCAAATTCCTGACCGGTGCATTCAACGCCGCTGCCCAGCTGTTCGACCGTGAAGATGCCAACGTGGTTATCTCCACCGAGAACGCCGACGACTTCGAGAAAAACATGATCTCGATTCGTTGCGAAGAGCGCCTGGCGCTGGCGGTGAAACGCCCGGAAGCATTCATCTACGGAGCCTTCACTGCGCCTGCTGCAGGTGGCGGTGCGTAATCCTTAACGGCGGCCTGCGGGCCGCTTTTCTTTTTTCCTTTAAGGAGACAGCCATGAAGCTGATCGCTATCAAGCCCATCTACTTTGAAGGCAACGTGCTTACCGAAGGCACGGAGTTCGAAACGCTGGAACAACACGGCCGCGACCTTCTGGCCAGCGGTTACGCTCAGGAGCCTGGCGAGAAAAAGCCGGATCCTGATAAAGACCAAAAGCCGAAAGGGAATGGCAAGACCAAATAAGGAGTGGGCATGCTGACCAAAGAGCAGGTTAAGCGCCACTGCAACATTGAGCAGGATTTCACGGAAGACGATATCTGGATCGACACCAGTATTAAAGCTGCGGCGCGGTACGTCGAAACATGGACCCGCCGTCGGCTTTATGACACTGCCGATGATCCTGAGTATCTCGTTGACCCTGATCGGTTGCTTTATGGCGAAGACATCGAAATGGCTATGCTTCTGCTTATCGGTCACTGGTACGCAAACCGTGAAGCTGTAAACGTAGGTAACGTAACTTCTGCGCTTGCGTTCTCAACAGAAGCGCTTCTTCAACCCTACCGGATATATGGCGTATGAGAGCGGGGCGACTGCGACACAGGGTTACGTTACAAAAGCCAGCATCAGGGCGCCTGCCTTCGGGGCAGCCTGCCACTGGCTGGGTGGATGTAACTTCAGTCCGCGCTGAGGTGGCGGACGTCTCCGGGCGGGAGATGATAGATGGCGGAGCCGAGATAAGCAGCACCACTACCCGGATTTGGATGCGGCGCTATCCGTCCATTCCCGTATCTGCTGGCTGGAGGGTCGTTCACCTGCCGCCAACCGGTAACGGCGAGATATACGACATCAAATCGGCTATCTCTGCCGAGAACGGCACCAGGCTCGAATTGCTTTGCGAGAAGGGGGTGAAACAGTGATTTCAACGAGTCTTGATTTCTCCGGCCTGGCAGATATCGCGAAGGATCTGGAGACGCTCAGCAGGGCTGAAAATAATAAGGTCCTGCGCGATGCCACGCGTGCTGGTGCAGAAGTTCTGCGACAGGAGGTAGAAGATCGTGCGCCCGCCCTCACCGGTAAGCTGAAAAAAAACGTGGTAGTGGTAACCCAGAAAGGTCGCCGGCGCGGCGAAATCGCTTCCGGCGTGCATATCCGGGGCATTAACCCGGACACCGGCAACAGCGACAACAAAATGAAGGCCAGCAATCCGCGCAACGCTTTTTACTGGCGCTTCGTTGAGATCGGTACATCGAATATGCCAGCGCACCCCTTCGTTCGCCCGGCATTCGATACCCGGCAGGAAGAAGCTACGCAGGCAGCGCTTGCCCGCATGAATCAGGCCATTGATGAGGTGCTGGCGAAATGACAGAGGCTGACATCTATCAGCGGCTCAGTGCGCTGGCAGGCGGAAATGTTTTTCCGTATGTTGCGCCGCTGGGTACCACGGCACCGTGGGTGATTTATCTGCTCCCGGGCTCAGTCAGCGAGGATGTTTTCTGCGGACCGGCAGAAACGGCAAGCACGGTTCAGGTTGATGCCTGGGCCTCGTCGATTGATGACGCCCGGGCGCTGCGTGTTCAGGTTAAATCTGCTCTGGCCGATCTGCATCCTGTCGGACTGAACGAGATCAACGGCTACGAGCCGGACACCGGACTTTACCGGGCCACGCTTGAATTTCAGATCTGGCAATAAAGCCACCCTTCATATTAACTCTGCCGCCTCCGGGCGGCTTTTTTATATCCGGAGATCACTATGTCCTCGAATTATGAAAAATCGCAGCTGACGAAAATCCTTATTTCGTCACTGCCAACGACCAGCGACGCAATGGAAACCGCTGTCTATCTCGATCTGAGCTGCACTCTCAAAGAAGCGCAGTTCACCGGCGGGCAAAAACAGGATATTGACGTCACCACGCTATGCTCCACTGAGCAGGAGAACGTCAATGGTCTCCCGGCCCCTTCGGAGATTTCACTGTCAGGTAACTTTTACCGTAATGCTGCGCAGGATGCGTTGCGTGATGCGTATGACAACGACACGGTTTATGGCTTCCAGATCATCTTCCCGTCTGGCAATGGCTTTAAGTTCCTTGCCGAAGTTCGTCAGCACACCTGGTCTTCCGGTACTAACGGCGTAGTGGCGGCAACGTTCTCCCTGCGTCTGAAAGGGAAGCCGGTACCGATTGACCCGGCACTTAAACTGACCACTGATTTGCCCGCCGCACAATCTGTAGCGGTAGGGGCGCCGATCAGTATGGCGGTCGCCGCCGCTGGCGGTAAACTTCCCTACAGCTATGCCTGGAAGAAAGGTGGTGTCACCATCAGTGGGCAAACATCTGACACATTCAATAAATCCAGCGCTGTTTCGGGTGATGCGGGAGATTACACCTGCGTAGTCACTGATTCTTCTGCCCAGGTTAAGACAATTACATCATCAACTTGTACCCTTACCGTCAATTAATGGAGATGCCGGGTTGGCCCGGCATGTATAACAGATGTCGCAAAATCTGAAAAAATTAGCCATGGCGAAGATGTCAGGATTTCGTCATAAGACGGTGGCGGTTCCTGAGTGGGAAGGCGTCGAAGTTGTTCTTCGTGAGCCGTCTGGCGAAGCCTGGCTGCGCTGGCAGGAAGTAGTGAAAGTCGGTGCTGACGATGAAAATGTGTCGGTATCTGAAAAGGCCCACCGTAATCTTTGCGCTGACGTGGTTCTCTTCATTGACGTCCTGTGCGACACCGATAAGCAACCGGTATTCAGCGTCGATGAAGATGAGCAGGTGCGTGAAATTTACGGCCCCGTTCATTCCCGTCTGCTGAAACAGGCGCTGGACCTCATTAATAACGCGGAAGAAGCGCGGGAAAAGTGGCAACCCCCGGCGTAAAGTTCCTGATGTCGCTTGCGCTCCGCATGGGGCGCACGCTTTCAGAGCTTCGGCAGAACATGACGGCGAGCGAGCTTCTGATGTGGATTGAGTTCGACAGGCAAAGTCCCGTTGGCGATATTCGCGGTGACATTCAGGCCGCCCAGATAGTCTCTGCCGTTTATGGTTCTCAGGGGGTCAAAGTGCCGCTGGAAGATGCAATCCTGCGCTGGGATGATGACAAGAAATCAGCACCTGAAGATCCCTTTGCTGGTCTTGAGGCTGCACTTACTGCCGCAACGCAGTGACTTTTGACCCAGATAATATTAGGATTCTTAGACTTATAATACTGGGGAACCTAAATGGAAATTTTACTAGTTTCAATTGTGATAGGCTTAATTCCAGCCTTAATTGCTCAAAGCAAAGGGCGATCTTTCTTTGCATGGTGGGTGTATGGTGCTCTGCTGTTTATAATCGCTTTTGTGCATTCTCTGGTAATAAAGAAGGATGTTGCGGCAGAAGAAAAAGACTTAATTGAAAACGATGGCATGAAGAAGTGCCCATTCTGCGCAGAGTTAATCAAAAACGAAGCTATTAAATGTAAACACTGTGGTAGTGATTTAGCAGTCGATTCCCCACCGGTTAAGACTGATGATGAATACCTCGAAGAAGCCAGGCAAAAGGTCTGGAAATAAAAAAAATAAAACCGCTTCGGCGGTTTTTTTACGTCTGGAGTTAGAATAAATGGCAACTTTACGTGAGTTAATAATCAAAATTTCCGCTAACTCGCAATCATTCCAGACGGAAATTTCCCGCGCCTCGCGCATGGGGCAGGACTATTACCGCACCATGCAAAATGGCGGTCGGCAGGCCACAGCAGCATCGCGTGAAAGCGAAAGAGCATTATCCGATCTTACTGATGGTTTTGCATCGGCAGGAAGGGCTGCTGCCGCCGCTACGGCAGCTTTTGCGACTGGCATACTTGTGCAGATTGCAGATGAGTGGAATTCTGTAAATGCGCGCCTTAAGCAGACATCTTCTTCTGCTGATGATTTTGCAGTCTCTCAGCGCCAGTTAATGGAAATCAGCCAGCGAACCGGAACGGCATTTTCCGATAACGCAAACCTTTTTTCACGCGCAGCAGCTTCCATGCGCGAATACGGGTATAGCTCTGATGAAGTCCTGAAAATTACCGAGGCTGTTTCAACCGGCCTCAAACTTTCAGGAGCAAATACCCAGGAAGCAAGTTCTGTTATCACACAATTCAGCCAGGCGCTTGCACAGGGAGTTCTTCGCGGCGAAGAATTCAACGCCGTTAACGAAGCAGGTGATCGTGTCATCCGTGCACTTGCCGCCGGAATGGGCGTGGCCCGCAAAGACCTGAAGAGCATGGCTGACCAGGGGCAACTTACGATCGATAAGGTTGTTCCTGCATTAATGAGCCAGTTGGGCTCATTACAGGGTGAGTTTGCCAGCATGCCGCAAACAGTTTCCGGATCCCTGCAAAAAGTCACCAACTCCTTCATGGCATGGGTTGGAGGTATCAACCAGGCTACTGGTGCTACTGATGCGCTATCTGGTGGCCTGGACGGAGTTGCCCAGACTCTTGATTCATTTACCTCATCGGCAGTAAGTGGCGCACTGAGTGACGTTGCCGACAATATGTCTACGATAACAACAGTTGCTGGAGCGCTTGTTGGCGTTGGGCTGGCAAGATATCTCAGTGGAGTGGCAACTAGCGCCACGAGCGCAACCGGCGCGCTAATTTCTGCGGCTAAGTCAGAGGTTGCTCTTGCAGTTGCACAGGATAAGGCTGCACAGTCTGCCGTTGCAGCCTCAAGGGCAGAAGTTTATAGGGCTCAGCAAGCTGTACAGAGATCGCGTGGCGCAGATGTTCAGGCTGCTCAGCAAGAGAAGATTGCTGCGGCAGAAGCAAAAGTCACTGCAGCCCAGGCCAGGCTGACGACCGCTTTAACCAGCGGTTCTGCCACAGAGAAAGTCAGAGCCAGAACAGCGCTTGAGCGTGCGCAGGCAGGGCTGGTGGCAGCTAAAAATGCCGATGCGCAGGCTATCGCTGAAAGACGCCTGGCTTCTGCTGAGGCCGCCAGAGACCGGAACCTTGCAAACCGTGTAACTACCCAAAGCAATCTCAATAGCGTCACATCTGTTGGCACCCGCCTTTTAAGCGGTGCCCTCGGGCTCATTGGTGGCGTGCCGGGATTAGTGATGCTTGGAGCCGGTGCCTGGTATGCGGTGTATCAAAATCAGGAGCAGGCCAGGCGTTCTGCCCAGGAATATGCCAGTACGATAGATGAAGTCAGTAAAAAGTCGATGGCAATGACTTTGCCTGAAGCTTCAGATAATGCAGAGAGAACTCGTGCCGCTCTGAATGAACAGAACAGGCTAATCGATGAACAAAAGAGCAAGATTGAAAGCCTGAAAGAGCAGATAGCTGGTTATCAGTCAGTAATCAGTAATCCGGGCCCCACTACCAGCGGTGGTTTCATGATTAACCACCTGACATCTTTGGACACCGTGACTCGTGGGCTGGCTACAGCTACAGAGCAGTTATCTGTTGAGCAAGAAAGGCTTGCTCAGATGCAGGAAAAATCCGCTTCTATTCAGCAGGTTCTTGAGGGGCTTGAGCATCGACGGGTGGCACTCATCCGAGAAGAGGCGGCCAATCAAAACCGGGCTTATCAATCTCTCCTGCTGATGAATGGGCAGCATGACGAATTTAACCGTTTGTTGGGGCTGGGTAATCAACTCCTAATGGCCCGTCAGGGGTTGGCTAACGTTCCACTCAGACTTCCTCAGGCCGATCTCGACAAAAAGCAAACCGATGCCCTTGAAAAGAGTCGCCGGGATCTGGAGTTGTCACGCCTTAAAGGTGAGGCCAAAGAACGTTTACGGCTGAGTTATGCGGCTGACGATCTGGGATTAACCAGTGACCCTCAATTCCAGACAGGCCGTCAGGAGTTGATTAATAACGGTCTTGCGGAATGGCGAAATAATGAGGCCAATAAACCTAAGGCGAAAGGGGGTAAAACCGAAGGTGAGAAAACAGAGGATATGTATAAACGCCTCATCACCCAGCAGCAGGAGCAGATCGCGCTTTCCGGTCAAAACACCGAACTCGCCAAAACCAAATATCAGGTAACCCAGGGTGAACTGGGTATACTTTCTGAAGCTCAGAAGACAGAACTTCTTCGAAATTCTGCGGCGCTTGATCATCTTAACGCTGTAGAGCGGCTTAAATCCCTGAATAAGGAACTGCTGGAGCCAGAGGAGGCGCTGCTAAATACCACTCGTGAACGCATTAAACTGCTGCGAGAGGCTGCACCTGCGACTGAAGAATACCGCAAGACAATGGAGCGGATATCAAAAGCATCGGTTCAGGAAGCTCCGAAGTTCGGTGGTATTGATTCATCTGTCGGCGGTGCCAGCGGCGAACTTATTCGTGTGGCTGAGGCGCAAAAAGAACTGGAAAAGTGGCATGAAACTCAGCTTGAGATGCAGAAAGAGTTGCTCGACCAGAAGGAGATTAATGAGCAAACCTACGCTGACCGTGTTGCTGAAATTAACAAGACAAATGCTTCGCAATTACAGGATATACAGGCTGGATACACATCTGCCAGCCTGGCGATGTTCTCAGACCTCGCTGGCCAGTCAGCGCAACTACTGCAGAGCATCGGGCAGGAGGGCAGTCTTGCCTATAAGACCCTGTTTATTGCCAGCAAGGCGGCGGCAATGGCGCAGGCCGTGATCAACACCGAACTGGCAGCAACCAAGGCTATGGCGGAAGGCGGCCTGATTATGGGGATACCGGCGGCCACAGCAATCCGCGCCGTTGGTTACGCGTCAGTGGCTTTGATAGCCGGACAGTCGCTTGCCGGTATGGCTCATGATGGTATTGACCGGGTACCGGAAACAGGGACCTGGTTGCTGCAGAAAGGGGAGCGAGTGGTAACGGCCAGCACCTCTGCCAAGCTCGATGCGACCCTGGAGAGGGTACAACAGTCCCGGCAGGCCTCGGCTGGTGGAACCGTTCATATCCAGAATTCATTCACCGGAAAACCAGATGACGCAACGCTGGAAGCTATCGACCAGCGAAACCGTCAACTGGTGATATCGATCCGTAAGGAAATGGCGGCTCAGGTGGTAAAGCCAACTAATGAGTTTGGCAGGGCCTTAAACGGCTTTTATGGCCGGACCAGGAAGGAGTGAGCACGTGCCTGACATTTTTTATCCACACGATTACCTGCCGATGCCATTGCAGGATGGTTATGGCTTCAAGCCTGTCAGCCCGCTGCAGCGCACCGAAACGACATCAGGCCGGGCCCGACAGCGCCGAAAGTATACATCAACACCAACTATCGCCACCGTTAACTGGATTTTTACAAAGCATAATCAGGCCCAGCTGTTTGAGGCATGGTTCCGCGATGCACTTACGGATGGCGCCGCATGGTTTTTGATGAAGCTGCAAACACCGCTGGGCTGCCAGCAAACTTATAAATGCCGGTTCACCGACATATATGAGGGACCGACGCTGGTTTCACCAAAATACTGGCGCTACAGCGCGCAACTGGAACTATGGGAGCGACCGCTGCTGCCACCAGGGTGGGGCAATTTCCCGGAACTGGTGGCCGGCAGCGATATTATCGATCTGGCGTTAAACAGGGAGTGGCCTGAAGCATGACCAGTCCAGTTCTGAACAGGCTTTATGCCAGCGGTGGTGACGAGGTCATCATCGACACACTGCAGATCATCGTTGGCGGCCAAGATTACTGGCTTACCCGCGGCTGGGATGACATTACCGTCACGCTGGAGAATGGTGCTCAGGCAACATTCCTTGGGTCTGCCATCGATGTGGCGCTGCCGGCGCGAAATTCTGACGGCACCCAGGATCTGAAATTCGCCATCAGCAATATCGACGGCGTGGTTTCAACGGCGATCCGCAACGCGCTTGACAGCCTCAGCGATGCCAGCATGACTTTCCGACGGTATGTCTCGACCGACCTTTCCGCACCCGCTACGCCGCCGTTTACCCTGGCGATTAAAGAAGGGTACTGGACCGCGACGGAGGTGCAGATCACCGCTGGCTACATGAATATTCTCGATACCGCATGGCCGCGCTATCGCTACACGCTGCCAGACTTCCCGGGCCTTCGCTACCTCCAGTAGGAAATCACCATGTTCACTCATGATAAATACCTTTCAGTTAACTGGCTGAAGGGCGGACGCACTTTTCCTGCGCTCGACTGCTTTGGCATCGTCAATGAAATCAGGCGGGACCTTGGCCTGGTGCCCTGGCCTGATTTTGCCGGAGTCACGAAAGATGATAACGGCCTCGATCGGGAGGCTCGCGGGCTAATGGCCGGCCTTACCCGGTGCGAACCGGCCCCGGGTGCGGGTATTGCCTGTTATTCCGGATCCGTAGTGACGCACGTTGCCATCGTGGTTGAGATTGACGGCCAGTTATGCGCCGCTGAGTGCAACCCCCGCACTAATGTGACCTTCCTGCCATTGGCGCGTTTTGCGCGCCGCTTTGTCCGCGTGGAGTATTACCAGTGACGATACGAATCTACCCCTCCCGGCTGCCGGGTGAGCCGCTGGAAACGCACCATCACGAATCAATGACCCTCAGCGCCTGGTTTGAGCAGAACGTGAAGGGCTGGAGGCCGGATCAGCAGCACCCGGTCGCGGTTGAAATCGACGGCGCTCCTGTTCCGCCAGCAGAGTGGCCACTGTGCGTTATCAAGCGTGAAACCGACGTCAGGATGTACCCTGTGCCCTACGGTACTGGCGCAGAAATCGCGATCTGGGTTGCCGTCAGCGTAGCCGTTGCCTCTGCTGCGTACAGCATCTACATGATGAGTACGATGTCTCAGCCCGGCGGCAGCGGCGCCCAGGCGGCGAGCGGCGATCAGATTGACCTTAACCCGGCCAAAGCAAACGCGGCGAAACTGGGTGACCCCATCCGGGAAATCTTCGGGAAATACCGGGTCTGGCCTGATTACGTGATGCAGCCGGTGAGCCGTTTCGTCAACGAGACCAGCATGGAAACCAGCATGTTCCTGTGCATATGCGTCGGCGACGTGGCTATCAACCAGTCTGATCTGAAGGTGGGGAATACGCCATTTTCTTCATTTGGCACTGACATTAGTTACAAAATCTATCCACCTGGCGCTGACGTATCCGGCGATACCCGTACCGAAAACTGGTTCAACTCACCTGAGGTGGGGAACACTGGTTCCGGTACCGCCGGGCTGGATCTGGGTTCAAGCGGCCCGGAAACAGTGAGTATTATCGCGGATGCGCTGGTCGTGTCGGACAACACCATTACGCTGGTTGACGTATCGGCATCCGGCGGGGATGAGGAAATTCCTCCTTCATGGACCGTCGGGACGGTGATCACCGTGCTGGCCCCCAACTCTTATACGGTCGTGTCGTCCGGCGGCTACAGCGTGATTTATGGCGGGATAGAGGAACTTGCCCCCTATGTCGGCATGCCGTTGACGCTGAACTATAACGGCAACGATTATGACCTGGTGACCGCCAGCTATGCCCCGGGCGTTCCGGCAGTGCCGGGGGTAGGTGGCAGTGCCGCAACCATAACTGCAAGCGCCGCGCCGACCTCCTACGACTTCAGCACCGCGCCTGTGACGTTCAGCATCAGCTGGCAGGGAACGACTTACGCAGTATCGCTGGTTACCAACTACGTCACCATGTCGGGCCTTACTTCGTCGATCACATCGCAGCTATCCGGTTCCGGCCTGGTTGCCCGCGATATCAGTGGGCGTCTCGAAATCGGTGAGGCCAGCAGCCCTTTCGCAGGCGGATCCATCACGAACAGCCCGTTACCCGCGTCTGCGTTTGGGGATGCCCCGGTTAATACGACAGGCGTGAAGTCAGCGGGCGGCACGGCGGAAGTCAGGGCGCACATCACGCTGGCTTACAACAGCGCCGCTGGCACGCCGTTCACCGGACTGCCGGAGGGCATTCAGCGTTTCTCTCTGGGCCTGGCCGGAAATCAGTTCCGCATAACGGCTATCGACAGCCAGACGGTCACGGTTGAGCGGATAACGGTCACCACTGGCCCGGCAGGTGAGACCATTACGACGCCTGACCCATCCTGGCCTGGATTCACCGAGCGCACGCTACTGGATGCCACCGTGACGGGTGTCAGCGATGACTACGAATGGGTCGGCCCGTTCCTGGCGTGCCCGGATGGCGAAACACTGGACACCTTCGAGGTGAATATCAACTTCCAGAGCGGCCTGGTGCGTTACACCGATAAAGGAAACAAGCGCTCCATGCCGGTACGCCTGGTGATCCAGTATCGCAAGGTGGGCACCACCGCCTGGCAGCAGCAGTCTCCGTTCTATTCACGAAGCACAGAAAACCAGATTGGCTTCACGCACCGCTACAACGTGCCCCCCGGGCAGTATGAGATCCGCATGCGTCGCACCGAACCGGTCAAGGGCGGCAGCACGCGTGACCAGGTGTTCTGGCAGGCGCTGCGCTCACGGCTGAGCAAACGTCCCGTGAAGTACGAGGGCGTCACCACCATGGCGCTGACTGTGCGCACCGGGAACCGCCTGGCGGCCATGTCCGATCGCCGGATAAGCGTCACGCCAACCCGGCTTTACAGTGGCGGGAGGGTGGCACGGAGCATCAGCGGCGCGCTGTACCATGTGCTTGAGTCGCTGGGGTTCACCGCCAGCCAGATTGACACGGCGGCGATTAACGCGCTGGAGCAAACTTACTGGACCCCCCGCGGAGAAAAATTTGACTGGGCCAGCGGTGAGAGTAAGTCAGCGCTCGAGGTGCTGCAGAAAATCACCAACGCCGGGATGGGGTATTTCCTGTTGTCGGATGGGCTGGCCTCTGCCGGCAGGGAAGGGATTAAGCCCTGGGTCGGCATGATCACCCCGCAGGAAACCACCGAGGAACTGCAGACCGCGTTCAAAGCCCCGTCGCAGGACGATTACGACGGCGTGGACGTGACCTATATCAACGGCACCACCTGGGCAGAGGAAACCGTGCAGTGTCGCATTCCTGGCAACCCCACTCCGGTGAAAGTTGAGGACTACACGCTGGACGGCGTTCTGGATGAGGACCGCGCTTATCGCATCGGCATGCGCCGGTTGCTGGGCTACCAGCTGCAGCGCCTGCAGCACACCACTTCAACCGAGATGGATGCGCTTTGCTACGAGTTCATGGATCGTATTATAATGTCCGACGATATTCCCGGCGGCCAGACACTGAGCTGCCTGATCACCGATATGACGTATGACAGCAGTAAAATCACCATGACGCTCAGTGAGGCGCCGGACTGGTCGTTCCAGAACCCGCGCGTGATCATCCGCCATCAGGATAGCCGGGCGTCGGAAATGGTAGTGCCGACACGCATTGACGACTTCACCATCTCAGTGCCTTACAGCGCAGCGCTGGAGCCGGAATTGTGGGCAATGAACGATGCATACATTGAGCCGCCACGCCTGCTGTTCTGTTCTTCTGTGCGTATCCCGTATGACGCGCTTGTTGGTGAAATCACACCGGGAAATGACGGTATCAGCCAGGTCACGGCGATTCAGTACCACCCCGGAAAATATGCCTATGACGACGCCACGTATCCCGGCGACGTCGCTTAAAAAATTTCAATGTTATATGATCCGCTTCGGCGGGTTTTTTATGCCCGGAGCAAAAATGACTACATACGACACAAATAAACCACTGGGTTCAACTGGCCCGGAAGAGCTTTTTGATAATGCCCAGAATATGGATTTCGCACTAAACGATATTACAAAAGCAATATGGAAGGATCGGTTTGGCAGAAACAGGAAAACTCTGTGGGGGCTGGGACAGGACTTCAACACCCAGTTAATTTCCCAGCAGCAGCGGTTTGACTATTTTATTCAGAACTCAGGTTATAAATTTATTGGTGAATATACTTCCGGGCCGTTAACCATTCAGGACTATAACCAGATTATTCGTTATGAAAATGAATTCTGGAAACTTAATGCCTCCACTACCCCGCCGTTTACTACTACCGGGAATAACGCGGCGTCATGGGTTAATGATTTAACCCATTTCGTAAGCGTAGGCGATGCTGCATTGCGCCAGGTGCTTACATCGATGAGTGGAGCAGGAGTGATTGGAACTGAAAAGGGATCAAATCTTGATGTTGTACTGCAGGACATCAACTCAGGCTTCTTTGCTGAGTTTGGCCCTCAATTACGCAAGCTGAATTCTGCACTGCTGGACCCACTGGTTCAGGAGTTGCAGATTACCTTTATCGGTGACTCCATCACCTGGGGCACTGGCTCTACTGGCGCAGCCGCCAGCGGAACGCGGGACGGAACACTTTCAGATCCGAGGAATAACGCCACATCGCCATCATATGTCAATCAGCTGGGGCGTTTAATTGCCGGGATTCTTGGTGCCAATACTGTTACCACCTTCTCAAACCACAGCTACTCGCCAAGCGGTGAGTCAATCCGTGAAATGGTGACGGATAAATACGAATTCCCTTACGGGAGTGCTTATTATGTTGTGGGTTCAGGAAGCTTCACGGATGTTATCGATACAAATGCGACGGGGCCGTACCTTGGGGCCCGCAGAACAATAACCGTGTCAGCCGGGGCTTCGGCATCGCTGAGCTTCAACTTCACGGGAAGTAAGTTCAGCCTGGTATATTCTCAGCTGCCGAGCAGCGCCGATTATGAATTACTGGTTAACGGTGTATCTCAGGGCGTATTTTCTACCAGAGATGCCACCGCGGCGTTTAATACCCGTCGGTCCCACTCGTTTGGGTTCGTCACGAATGGAACGATTACAATTCGCGCTCTGCAACATTCCGGTGATACCGGTAATCAGCAGCTCCGCATAGAGGCGCTGTTGTTCCCGAAAACTGTCCGGATAAAGAACCAGGGGATTATCGGCACCACTACCGAACAGTATGCAGCCTATAATTTCCCGGCCTTTCTGAGTCGCCCTAAACCCTATCCACCACAAAATATGCCGGGATTCAGCCAGACATTTGTAGGAAACGGCGGGCATGAATACGTTGAGTCAGCGGAGCTAAATGCGATCCTGGGCATGCGCTACAAATATTCGTTCACCAATACAGGCTCATGGGAAATTACGCTAAAACCGGCGGCAACAGATGACCGCGTCGCAATTTACTTTTCCTCGACAGACAAAACCTGTGATGTGCAGGTACTGGCCGATGGCGTGGCCATTGAAACGTTCCACACATCGTCAAACGAGCAGGGGGTCCCGTTTGGTTACCAGAACAGCAAAATCGTGACGATCCCCGCTGGCACGCAAACGGTAAAACTCAAGACAGTCTTTGTGCCATACCAAAGTTCGGTTAGTTATTTGTATCTGGAAGGTCTGACAACCTTCAATAGCAGCAGTCAGACCTATCCAACAAACAATAATTTCAAGGACGGCGTTGCCCTTGATGACAAAGACATGTTCGCCTTTTTCCAGGTGGGGGTGAACGACCGAGAATCTAATCAGGTGAAAAGCCCAACCCAGATCCGCACCCAGCTAGAAAAAATGCTGTCGCTGATTCCGCAGGGATGTTCGCCAGTTCTTATGGCATCAAACCCCGCAAAGGAGGCCGGTAATTATTTCATGCAGGACATGGTGCAGGCGATCCGGCAGACTGCTGAGAAATACAACGTGGCGTTTATCGACAACTATAACCTGTTCGATAAGTACAACATGGCGTATTTCACAACCGACAACCTGCATCCTAATGATATTGGGCACAACATGATCGCCAGGAACATCATCAAGAGCATTCGCTCCAGTTGACCCTGGGTTCGTCAGTGGGCGGCATTGATAGGCGCCGCCGCATTGATCTGCAACCTCTTTAAAACTACTGTATACAAAAACAGTATAATTTAGGAGTGGTTGTTTATGGAATTTTACACGCCAGCAGAATTGCGCGGCATTGTCGCGCTACCCCTTTACGCGAGTCTTGTTCAGTGTGGGTTTCCGTCCCCGGCGGCGGATTATGTTGAGCAGCGCATCGATTTAAACGAACTGATGATCCAGCACCCCAGCGCAACATATTTTGTTAAAGCGGCAGGTGACTCAATGGTCGATGCGGGCATTAGTGACGGTGATCTGCTGGTAGTGGACAGTTCCAGAACGGCTGAACACGGTGATATTGTCATTGCAGCAGTTGGTGGCGAATTTACCGTTAAATGCCTGCAACTGCGTCCGACGGTGCAGCTGAATCCCATGAATAGTGCCTACTCACCGATCATAGTGGGCAGCGAGGAAACCCTGGATATCTTCGGGGTGGTGACGTACATCGTTAAATCAACAAGCTGATATGTTTGCCCTGGTGGATGTGAACAGTTTTTATGCTTCGTGCGAAACGGTGTTCAGACCCGACTTAAAGGGGAGGCCAGTCGTCGCTCTCTCGAATAATGACGGATGCGTTATTGCTCGCAGTGCTGAGGCCAAGCAGATTGGGATAAAAATGGGCGATCCGTTCTTTAAACAGCGGGATTTGTTCCGGCGTTATAACGTTGCCACCTTTTCCAGCAATTACGAGCTGTACGCGGATATGTCGAACCGGGTGATGACTACGCTTGAGCTCATGTGCCCCCGCGTGGAGATTTACAGTATCGACGAGGCATTTTGTGACCTGACAGGTGTGAGGAACTGCCGGAATCTGGAGGATTTTGGTCGGGAGATCCGCGCTACGGTTTTGCAGAATACGCATCTGACCGTAGGTGTCGGCATTGCTCAGACCAAAACCCTGGCGAAGCTGGCGAACCATGCAGCGAAGAAGTGGCAGCGGCAGACGGGTGGCGTGGTCGATTTATCAAATGTCGATCGCCAGCGCCGGTTAATGTCTCTCGTTCCTGTCGAGGACGTCTGGGGCGTAGGACGGCGTATTAGCAAAAAACTCAATGCCATGGGTATCAAAACCGCTCTCGATCTCTCAGAGCAAAGCACCTGGGTTATCCGGAAGCACTTCAATGTGGTGCTCGAGCGAACGGTGCGCGAGCTACGGGGAGAACCCTGCCTCGAAATGGAAGAGTTCGCGCCGGCCAAACAGGAAATCGTCTGCTCGCGATCATTCGGTGAACGAGTAGTGGAATACGAGCAATTGCACCAGGCGATCTGCAGCCATGCAGCGCGCGCTGCGGAGAAACTGCGTGGTGAGCACCAATACTGCAGGTATATTTCCGCTTTCGTGAAAACCTCACCATTTGCGCTCAATGAGCCGTACTACGGGAATAGCGTATCCGTGAAACTGCTGACGCCAACACAGGACACTCGCGACATCATCAAGGCCGCAGTACGTTGCCTGGATAACATCTGGCGTGAAGGCCACCGTTACCAGAAAGCGGGTGTGATGCTCGGTGACTTTTTCAGCCAGGGTGTTGCGCAGCTGAATCTGTTCGACGACGCTGCGCCACGGCATAACAGCGAGAAACTGATGGAGATTCTTGATCGTCTCAACGCGAAGGACGGAAAGGGGACTCTGTTTTTTGCCGGGCAGGGAATACAGCAGCAGTGGCAGATGAAGCGGGAAATGTTGTCGCCTCGTTACACGACGAGATTCTCCGATCTGCTGATCGTGCGCTGAAAACAACGACAGCGAGACTATCGAGGGTGCTGCCGCGCAGCAGTTGCATAAAGAAGAAACGTCTCCCATAAAAAAGCCCGCATCTGCGGGCTTCTTATCGCTCGGGAGCCGCGGCTCCTTTGCGTATCCTTTTTTGTCCCCTCACCGTCTGGTCGGTGTTCTGCTGAGACTGCTAACTTCCTGTTATATCTAGTGATGTCCTATCACTGTCCAATCATGATTGGTGGAGCTGGCGGGAGTTGAACCCGCGTCCGAAATTTCTACATCCTCGGTACTACATGCTTAGTCAGTCTTTAC